TATTCACCAGCATCCGTCAAATATAACACATGTGACTGTTTATGTTGAGCAGGATCATCTGCTATTGAGTGATCGGTATAATCAACCGTAAACATATATTTTCCCATATAAAACTCACCGTCTATTTTACAATACCAGGGACTTGAGCTGACTCTGTCTAAAGAAACCACGCTATGATGATGGCTTAGACAATCCCAAGGTTGAGCTAAATGATCTTCCATAGGCTTTGGCCACTCTTGCAAAGGAACGTCTGCTATAAGAGCTTGTATTGGCATCCTAGCCCACATTGCTCCTCCGTGTACATTATCATCTGGATAACCCTCAAAATCGGTTTCACATCCAGTAAAAACTACCTGGAAGGACAAAGATCTATCTGGAATCGTGTTTACTGCAAATGCCAAAGCATGCAAATATTCACCATGACCATGTTGATGGTTGGTTGTAAATTCTTTTCTTACCCAGCATTTAAACTGCGGGATATTTGATATTAAATACGCCACCTTATTTAATAAAAAATTTTATCTAGCTTTAGGTGGAAATTTTTTTACTGGTTTCTTTTTCTTAATATCTCCAAGGGCCTTAGCTAAAGACTTCGTTTTGCCACCACTTACTGGTGATAATCCCGCTTGCAATTTAGCCAAAATAGATGCGGGCATTTTATCCATACCAGGATTAGCTTTCATTTCGCTTTGCAAAGCAGCTCCGCCTTTGGAGAAACCTTTGGTGCTTTTCATACCACCACCCATGGACTTATATTTAGTCCCTTTCATACCGCCTCCATTAGCCATATATTTCGTTCCTTTCATTTTTAACTCCTTCCAAACAATCCCATGTTTGAACTTTTTATTATCTTACCACCTTTTGCGGCAAAAGTTTTTACATTTGTTGGCTTACCACCAACGCCTTGTTTTTTAGCTCGTTTACGACTTACTGCTGATTTCTTTTCTGACTTGGTCATGCTTGCAGCTTTAGCAGCTGGCACACACTTTGGATATTTGCGTTTAGATCCTTTGGTTTTAGATCTGCCGCATTTGTTAAATCCTCCACCTTTTTTTGGAGATCCAATATCAACCCAATCTTCTTTAAACCATTTGGTCAGACTCATTATTAACTTCTAGGTACTTTGGTCTTCTTGCGCTTGCTTTGCATCATAGCTCCACAGCCTCTGCCCTGGACCATCATTACTTCACCACCGTTACGCATGAAACCCATTTTGTTTCTTACTTTAGTTGGTAACTTTTTAAGTCCTTTATTGTCTGTTGGTATTGGTTTTAATTTACTCATTTCTCCACCTGTTGCAGCTTTTTTGGCACCTTTGTAGCCACCACCGCGTTTTTTATATGTTTTTACTAACCAGGCATTTGCATAAGCACTCGGATACACGTCAAATTTACGTTTAGCCTCAGACTTAACCCTAGAGTACAAACTAGGATTTGTTACATTGCTTGGTGTTTTAGATTTTTTATCTGCCATTTAACACTTCCATCTACGTCTTGCTTGACGTATTCTTGAATTAGGATCATTCCTGGTTTTTGCTGAACTCTTCTTTAATTGTCCTGCGGATCTTGCACAATAAGATTTACGTCTTTTTGCGGCCTTACTTCCTTTTTTAACTTTTCCTGTTACAGCTGTTTTAAGTTTAGATCCAGGATTCTTTTTACGATAAGCAGCAACACCCTTTTTGGTCATTCCCGCTCCACTTTTGGTAGAGCGGTAATTACCGCCTTTGCCTACTGTTTTAGCTATTGGTTTAGCTTTTTTTTTAGGCTTTGTTACCGCCATTCTTAATAGTTTTTATTAAGTACCAATATAATCGAGTAGCTATCGCCACTTGAATGGCTAGTCGTTGTAAAATCAATATCACCAGTAACGCCAGATCCAGCGTTATTAGGGATACCAGAAAATAGATCGTAATATTCATCACCCGTACTATCAGCAGGCAAACCAAGAAGCAGGACATTGGTAGACGCATCAAACTCTAATTTGACGCTCATTCCAACTGTTGCCCAATATATTCTTGCTACCGATACAGAAGTACAAGTTTGCCCTGCGCTATTTTTTGTAAGCGCAGAGACATCTACTTTTTTTACAGCCGACTCACCAGTGCCGTCAGACACATTGGTAAATTTTAAAATCGCGGTTTTCTCACCATCTTGAATGGTTTGTGAAGTTACTGCGTCAGCCATGTTTTACTCCTTAAAGTTCAGTTGAGCTAGTACGTTCTTTTAGAGCGTGTACATAGTCTATTGTCATAGTCTTTGCAGCTGCTGCTCCATTTTGAATACCAAAGCTAACTGTTAATTCTTCATCATCTGGTGCATTAGTGTTGACTACCGTGCCAGCTAATACATTGTTTTGATAAACATGAAACTTTTGATCTTTAGGATTATATAAATAACCAACAGTCATAAAAGTATCATCTGCAACAGCATTTGGTAGATCTAAAGTAGATTGCGTACCATTTTTTTCTACTACAAAAGAAATAGTTGTAGATCCATCACTTTTAATAAAGAAAACACCGTCTGAAACATCTAATGGTGTTGTGTCGGTTATTTGTAAACCGCAAACAATATCAGATTGAGTAGCGTCGTTTGTTTTAAACCTAGAGTAGAATCCGAGTTGTTTTCCAGCTTCATATTTAAAGCCTTCTTTTACAAGTTGTAAAAAGTCCAGATCATTGTCTCCAGCAGCGTTTGTTAGCAATAATAAACCGCCATCGCCATCTGCAAGAGCCTCAGTTGCTGAACCAGTGCCAGCTTCTGTAGTTGTAATAGTCCAATCCGAAGCTAGGTATGTATCAAAATCATTAAAGTAATCGTGATACTTGTGCTTGCTCGGTTGCTTTACGAGTCCTTCGGACCCAGTTGAACTGACGTTGGTAACGCCAGAGGTAAAATGCGTAGTCATAAACAGCCTCCTTTTAATTAGCCATTGCGAACACCATGTCCGCAACATTCATAAGTACAGTATCGATAATACCTTTTGGCTGTTATTTGTGCAACTAGGAACCTAGTTTATTAGATCTTGCAGCTGCGCAATGGTGTCAGCTGCATTTTTGTGAAGAATACCTATACCACCTGCATCGGTCCAGGCGTTTATGTTTCTAGGCCTATCGTCTATGAGTATAGAACCAGGTTTAGCATAGGCTGCTTTTTGCTCACCTTTGAATGTACAGGTGATAACGACTCCTGGATCTACATGTTCTCTGATCCAAGTGGTTTTGTCTTGTGCTACTTTTTTTCTATTCAGCTCGCCAGTACAGGTAAGAATCTCCCAGTAAATACCAGTATCTTTAATGCCGTCAATCAGATCTTGCATATCAGTCATAGGCGGCAAATCTTTGAATAGGCCTTTATTACTAAGTGCAATTTTATTGTCGTCATACAAGTTGTCAGTCAAAGGGCCATTCAAATACTTTGGCCCTTGAACGCCCTGGACGAAGTCAGCTAAGACTCCGTCCATGTCAACAAATATTCTATTTATTGGTATCATTAGTGTCCCCAGCCACTAGCTGTTTCGTGTTTTGGTCTACCGTCCCAAAGATCAGCATGAGCAAAGCTGTAAATTTTTAACCCATAAGTTCCAATCTTTTTGGTCATTTTGTCGCCAGCAAACTGATTTTTTTGAGGCATAACATCATTGTATCCTTGATAGCTTTTAGCAATATAACCCTTAATAGGTCTTATTGTTGCCGTAGCTTTTGTTTTGTCTACAATCTGGTAGAAATCAATATTGGTTTGATCATAACCCCAAGATGTATAAAGAATATCACCTACTTTGTACTTGTCTTGGTTTGTTTTGGCTTGTGCTTTTTGTTTTTCTGCCCAGGCTTTTTTGTTTGCGTATTGATTTGCTATACGTTCAAAATACTCTTGAACATAGTTATCTCTTTGTTCAGCAGTTTTGAAGCCATAATAATTGTCATACTTGTTTCTCTTTCCTGCAAACACCATTGCAGTATATTTTGTGCCACACTCCCAATCGTTTACATAAGCCAACGCATCTGTGTTGGGATCTACTATTTTTTTAGCTCCCTTTGGTATATAAAAATCTCTTTTTAAAGTCATTAGGCTGCTCCCTCGTCTCCGATGTGTAAATATTCAACATCGTTTTCATATTTAGCAACATAGTCAACACCGTAAAAGTAGTCTCTAGGATTAAGGCCTAAAGGCTTAAGTATTTCTTTGGTCAACTTTTTGGCACAAACAGATCCAATGGGATATAGATACATATCGCCACCATCAAATAAAGTAAAGATTAAATTATCCTTTTTGCTGCCCATGCAACCACCACCCCTAACCATGTGAAACATAACCCTATCGTTTACAGGTCTGCCACAACAAGAACATTGACTGCCACTTTCTTGAAGTTTTTTGCTTCCTTTGTTCCAATTAGACTCCCACTCTTCATTTGATTTAGTGGTATCGGGTATATCTATAATTGGCTCGCATTTAGATTCTATGAATTTCCAATTATTTTCTGCAAATGATTTTTCTTCTGCAATTAAACCATCTACATCTTTTGCTGTATATTTTAACTCTGTCACCTTACACCTCCTCAGTCATATTTTCTAGGATGTCAGCACCCGCTTGCTCTAAAGCACACACCATACAACCAAGCATATTTTGCTGGGCCTTCGTCATAGGCTCACCATAATTTATGTAAGCCTCATCAAGTCTTTGCTCACAAGCCTTAATAGCCAGCAACAATCCGTCAATGCAATCTTGATCGGTCGCATCGTACATCTGTAATTCAATTACATTGTTCATAACGCCTCCCCATACTTTGCTGGCTCACCATCGTAAGCATTGTTAGTTGGCCACATGCTTTGGTCAAGCATCATCTCAACAGTGTCATGGTCCAAGCCATGATCTTTGTTCCAGGCATCGATCTTGTTTTGATCCCAATTCACATAGTCACCAATCTTTGTATCAACCAAAGGATGATAACCACCCTCATAGTCAACCACGGCAACAGTGCCTGGCAAACTAATCGTAGTACCGTCATACAAGGCAACTCTCTTGCCTTCTGATTTTTTCATATCAGCAAAGTAATTTATTTTATCTATATCCATCATTAGTCTAACCCTCCTTCTTTTATCATTTTTAAAAGATCTTGTTTCTTTTCTTCCATGAAGATCTCACCACATGGTTCGCAAAGAACTTTGTCGTAACAGAACTGGATTTTGTTGTTACCTCCAGCTGCGTCACCACCACATTTTTCACATACTTTGCCATCATTGGTGCATGCTGCATCAATAATGTCATTACTACTTACTACATAATTAGCCATTTTTTCCTCCGTTTTTTTGATTAATTACAATTCCCACATAGTTAATATACTAAAATATGCAACTAATTGCAACTATTTACACATAATATATTGATTTATTTTAGGCAAAAAAAAGGGCCAGTTAAGGCCCTTAAATTGTAATACTGAGTAATAAAGTGTATTACGACTTCAAATTATGCACCTTGAGATCCGTAGATTCCTCTCCAATCAGAGAAACCGAATGAATATCTCTCTCTCGCTTTATATCTGATATTGCCAGTAGAAAAGTCTGGTTCCATAGAAGTCTCCATTGGAGATCTTTGGAACATTTTTAGACCTTCGCCTGCACTATTTACAGATGTAAGGATGAAGAAAGCATCTGGATCAGTAAGATAATGGTTGACGCTATAGCCACCAGGTAAAACCCCAGTGTTTTTAATTGCGTTTAGATCATTATCAGCTGTACCAGATCTTTGCTGAGAGTTTAAGATTCTGTCAGCAACAAACACTAATTGTGGTGGAACCACAAGTTTGTCAGCTTGGACAGAAATAGTTAAACCTCTATCATCCGTGAAAGTTGAAATATCAATCAATGCGTCTTCTAATGAAGCCTCATTTAAGTCAGCCATAGTAGTAGCTCTGTTCGCAGCTGTTCCACCACCAGATAGTGTGTGGGCAGTGTTAATAAGTGATACTCCATCGCCTCCTGTGAAGCTAGATGAGAAAGCATTATTTAAAACATCAGCGCCTTTAACCTCTTTGGTGTTAGCCATAGATTTTGCTAATGCTTTAACGTATCTTTTACCTAAAGAATCGTAAAGGTTGTCTTCGACTGCTTCTTCTGTTAAAGCAAACGCTAACGCAATCGTATCATGCGTGTAACGTGCGCTGTAACTTTCAGACGCGTTATCAAATTGAACCCCTTGTCCCTCAGACTTAAGTGGTGCGGAACCGAATCCAGTTACTAAGACCTCTTCTTCAAATGCTCTATTTGAATCCTCGATAACGAAAATATCTTCATATTCTCTCTCGTAGGAATCATAGGACATCCCAAAAAGTGCGTTTAGACCAGGCTCTAGCTCTTTCGCTAATTGTGCTCTTGAAATTGCCATTTTATTTTAGCCTCCTTATGCTAAACCAGCACTTTTTTGTCCACAGATATGATTCTGTATGACACAAAGTACGTTAGTATTTGATGATGAAACATCATCGTTTTCTGGATCCTGTGATATGTCTAACGCTTTCAAAGGCAGTGTAGCAGTGGTATTACCAGTGCTCACAGCAATTTCAGTGTTAGAAATCCCAGACGAGGTATCGCCAACTGGTGATCCATCAACGATTTCAAAGTTTCCAAACAAGTCGGCCACAGGCATTGCTGCGTCTCCTTGAATTTCAAAAACTACGTTGGGATCATCAACGACGCTTGCTATTATATCAGAAGCAGCGATGCTTCCAGGATAATAGTTTTTAAACACTTGTTCGCCAGATGTTGGATCAGTGTATTGAACACCGTTAAACACTCCGACAATTGGAACAGTACCAGAAGCTGCATGTCTACCAATTACACCGCCAGTTAGCTGTGTTACCAAGTCGCCTTGGAATATTGGTGTTGTTGCTCCACTAGCAATTCTATATCTAGATTGTCCACCAGAATAGGGTGCTCCGCTCATCATACGAACAGGTTTACATCCAAATGCGCTATCTTTATTAGCCATTTTTATATTCTCCTATTTTAATTACTTTTTTCCAAAAGTAACATTAGACTTTCTATCTGCATCATACTTAACGTACCTGCCATCTTTTCTGGATTCTGTAAACATATTATTGTCTAAAGCCTCTTTTTTAAGACGGGTTTGATCTTCGTAATAAGCATTACGTTCTTCTTTGGTTTCGATAGGTATTTTTGCTAATAGCAAGCCTTCACTATAAACAAGACCAGCATGTCTTCCTTCGTCAGCTGTAGGGTAAGAAAATTCACTAGGGAGATCAGTTCCTCTTACGAGTTCCCATCCTTCTCTAATTCTTCTACTTACGTTAGCTTTATCCTCTTGACCAAGCATGGATTCTCTTATCCAACGATATTCGTATCCTTCTGGTGGTGGAGGTGTTTCTAGTTTTCTTACTGGTCGCCATGGTTGTCTACGAGTATTTTTAGCGTGCTGCTCGGACTCACGAGAATTTCTGGTTTGTGTTATTTCTTTTTCAGTTGTCATTTTGCCTCCCTAGATGCAATGCGTTGTTTTTCTTTAGCAACGGATTTTAGCCAGGCATCTTCTGTCATGCCATGCGGCTTTAGTCCACGGAGTCTGTCAACTTCATTTTTTGAAAATTGCACACCGTTCTTTTTGCCTTGTGTTTTTTGCCGACTTCCTGGGGAAGTGGAGGCGACTCTTTGCACAGCGGGCCTGCCCTCACTTTGTTCAGCATTATCAGATCTAAGATCTGGATAAACTTTATAAACTCTATTATTCAACTCGTTATAATATTCATTTGAATCTGGCTCAAAACCCTCATTAACCAAATTTACATGGGTATATTGAGCGTATTGTGTAGCCTCTGGTTCTTCACCAAACCAATTATTTTTTGACTTCCACTCTAAAGCCTCTTGCGTTGGTTGTACCTGGGCCTGTTGTTCTTGCACAGGTTGCTGATAGTAATTTTGCTGTGACTGAGCGTAAGTCTGTTCAGATCTCTGTTTTGCAATTCTTACTTTTTCTTTTTGAATAGAAACTTCATTTTTTAAACTGTCAGCTTTTGACATAAGTTCAGCATCACCTGCACCATGAGCTTTTTTATACAACTCATTAGCTTCACGCTCTTTTAGATTAATGGTTTCTTCTTCTTTTGCTAATAAACTATTTTGAGATTGAACTGCTTGGTTGTAATAAGCATGCACTTCTTGTTCTCTTTGCTGTAAAGCAGCCTCTAGTGCAGCTGCTTTTTCTTCGGCAGCTCTTTTTCTCTCGTTTAGTTTGTTTATTCTTTTTGATACACCTTTAGTGTAATTTTCTAGTTCGTCGTCGCTTGAAGCCTCATTAGAAACCTCTTGTGATTCAGTAACTTCTACCTCAATATCTTCAACCTCTGGTTGAATTTGATTTTGTTCTTCTATCGTCATAAGCTCACTATATCATCTGGATTAAGTATGGTGGCAATCACTTCATCATCATTGATAATGCGAACCTCTGCACCGTCCTCAAGTTTAAATCTCGAACCAGAGTAACGTCCGATTAAAACCCATTGTTTTTCTTCACACCAGGGTGAATCTCCGTATCTTTCTTTGTTGTTATAAGCTAATGGTCCCTTTTTTACCACATAAGCTACAACTGTTGACAAAGCCTCTCTGTCTGTTGTTTGTTTTGTAAGAATAATGCCACCTTCTGTTTTGGCTTTTCCTGCGTATGGTAGCACTAACATTCTCCAGCCAGTTGGTTGCGGCATACGATCTAAAATTGATTGATCTAATTTTTCTGGATCTAAAACCACTGCGTCTGGTTCAACGTATGCTTCTGCTACCTTTTTAGCCATTACGTTATTTTCTTGAATATTCGTCATATATTTTTACCCATGTCACTTATTTCGTTTGCAATATAGTATAAAGCACTGAGCTCTCCTTGCAAATATTTATAATGTTCAATATCTTTTAGTCCACCAGACATTAAAGTTTCTTGTATCTGTTGTTCTCTTTGAGAAATTGATTTTTTGATACTGTCTATAACAGATATTTCATCCATAATCTATTTAGTTTTTTTCTTGGTTGTTTTTTTTGTTGGTGTTTTTTTCTTTGCAACTGGTTTTTTTGTTGTAGATTTTTTCTTTGTTGTTGTTTTTTTAACAACTTTTTTCTTTTCTACTGGCACTTCACCATTAATAATTGCCATCTTTTTAGCTATTCTAGCCATATTTTCTTGATGTGCTTTATCTTCTGCCTCTTGTTGTTGTTTTAGCTGCATGGCTTCTTGCTCACGCAACTGTTTTTTTTCAGCTTTTAATTTTTTTTGTGCTTCTAATTTGTAAGATGTTGTCATAATATTCCTCGAATTTTATTTTCTAATTCAAATAACTTTAAATCAGCATTTTGTTTAAGTCTATCTAAAGCAACTCCAAGTTTATCATCTGCTATTTCTTTTTGCACATTTATCCTTTCTTGTTGCAATTGTCCGTCCATCATTTTCTCTTGTTGTCTTTGATCTTGTTTGGCTACAAACTGCTCAGATTCCATGTTTAATTCTTTATCTTTAAGATCTAATTCACGGTTTCTTATATCCACCAAAGGATCTTCACTAGATCCCATACCAATAGATTGTAAGAACTCATTTGCAAGTTGTGCCATTATTGTTGAGCTATATTGCTCAGTAACCATTTGCATTTGTTGTTGTATTTGCATGGCTTCTTGTGGCGATACTTGTTGTATTTGGCTTTGTATTTCTTGCATTTTTTGTTGCACTTCTGGTGGCATTTGTTCTTGTGCCATCTGCATGGCCATAAATTGTAAATGCTGCATACAGTGTGAAATTATTAAAGCCTGGACTTGTGGACTTTGTTTTACAATGTCAGTTAAAAATAAACTTTTATGTGCATCTAAATGAGCTTGATGGTTTTGTTCTGGAAAAGCCTGGGCAGGTTGGCCCATCAATAAACCAGCATTTTCTAGTCCTGCATCCATAGGTTTTGGAGTATTGTCTGGAGGTGGTTGCAACAAAGCATCAACATTATCTACACCGAGAGCTGCATACATTCTTCTATATGCTTCATATATACCTAGTGGGCCATGTATTTCTGGATTTGATTGAACCATTTGTAAAAGTTCTTGAGCTAAAGTAACTCTTTGGCTTTGTGAAAAAATATTAGGATCTGAGATCGGTACTATATCTACTCTATCGTCAAAATCTTGTTGTTTTACTTCACCTGGACCAGAGCCAACTTGATAAGTATAAACAGGAGGTAAATACTCACTAAATACTTTTGCAAGCAATCCAAACTCTATTCTTTGTGCGTAATGTAATCTTTTATGAATAGCACTCATTACTTTAGTGCCACGCTCAAGTAAAGCGACAGTTGTTCCTACTGGCATAGCTTGATTCATGTCACCGACATTCATGTCTGCTATAGCAGCAAAACGCTTACCAGAATCTACTAAAATACCGAGTAATTGCATTAAAACACTGCTTGGCTCTTTTATTGGTAGCGGTATTAAATTTTCTCTAAGAGATCCACCCGTAGTGTCTATATCCCTAAATTCACCTGGTTGTAATGGATCATCCTCGTCTCGGATCCTCATGCCTCTTGCTTTAAAACCAGCTGGTAAATTAGCAAGAGTACCAGCATCAATAAGCTGTCTTAATATAGATGTTGATGCTTTTGAAAGTCCGCCGATCATGTGTGATAAACCTAAGCCATAAAAACCAAGTCCAGGTAAAAATTTATACTGCACAAAATAATTAATTTTGTTTTTGTATGGATCTGTTTCTACATAATTTCTTCTTATAGATAAAACTTGTTCAGAGTCTTCTTCAATAGTTACTATGTAAGGTAATTTAAGGCCAGTTGGTTCACCACCTTGGTCCATGTCCTCGAATCCTTCTATGTCTAATACTGTGTGTACTTCATAAACGGTTCTGTTTCTGTTTTCTTTATAAGAAGGTGATATGCCTTGTATTTCATCTATTGCTTCATCTATATCGTTCATATCTTCTGATATGCCGCCAGATCCTATGTCGACATTTGCATAAAACCCAGACACTTGCTGTTTTTTAATTTCATTCGCAGACATGGTTATAGAATGTGTAATTCTTTCAGCTGAACTCATGTCAGCTGCTTCATAAGGAACAATAAGATCTTCTGGAGCTATAAATTTAGATACAGCTCTATTTAAAACAAAATCAAAATAAACTTTCTTAAAACAAGAACCAGCTAACGGTAAATAAAAAAGCATTTGATCAAGCTCTGGATCATATTCATCCATTTTATTCATTATGTAATAATTCATAAACTCTTGGACACGTTCAGCTTGGTTTTCAGTCTCAATAGTACGAGCACCAACGATTTCTGTTTTTACTGGTCCTTTTGCTGGCAACATTTCCTTGTAGGCCTGGGCCTGGAACTGAGTTACAGCTTCTGCCAAAATTGGGTGCACCACACCAGAGGATCCCTCAAAAGGTTGTGATCTTGTTTCATCAAACTTCATGCCTAAGTATTTCAGTCCATCTGTATATGTTTTTTCCCATTCAGATCTTGATTGTTTGTCGCTTCTGATTGAACTTAATAAATCGCTTGATATTTTTTCAAGTGTGATTTCATCTATAAAGTCAACTAAATTAGCATCAAAACTCATTTGTGGTGCCAACTCTTGTTGTATTTCTTGGTCTAAAAGTATTTCTTCATCATCAACCAAAATTTGTGCTGCTGCTGCAATTTGTTCGTCTCTTGTAGTATCTGGTACGATTTCTACAGAAGATCCCTGTACTTTTATATCTGGATCTTCGTTTGTTCCTAATTTATCTATAGCCATAATTAATGTAACACCCTGTTTCGTGGATCTGCTTTCAGCTCCACTTCTGTTCCTATAATAGCCTCTAATTCTCCATCAATCAAAAGGCCGTGGTATTCTGCTATGATTTTAGCTTGTGTAAAATCTTCTGCATGTATTAAAGGGCCAGAATATTTTACTCCATCCCATTCAAAAGTTGTTGCGTATGTCTTAATAATAAACCGTCCTGTTCTTTTTTAGTAACTTGATTTCATCCTGGTAGTCTTCTTGAAGTGATATAAAACCACCTTGACGGAAACGCATTAAAGCCATTGTAGCACTATCGCAAAAGTCGTCATAATCACCGAATGGAAATGATGCCATTTCTTCAATAACCTCTTCTGCAAAATCATCTTCTGGTGCCCATACCATTCCAGACTCAAATATAGGTGCAACACTATTCATCCTGGCTACTTTGTCCTGTCCTCTGCTCGGTGAGTATGAAGTAACAGGTATGCCCATACGTCTGAGTTCGTGAGTAAGCGGTGTTCCAGAGGCCTTTGCTTCAATCAAAACACAATCTGGTTCCCAGTATCTGTATTCTTCAAGAGCGAGTTTTTTAAGCTCTGGAAAGTCAAAACGTACTCTTTTCGCATCTAAAAGTATGATTTCATCGTTTTGTTCGTCACCTCTATTAAATATTGCCCAGGTTGTTATAGCTGAATAGTCGGCTGTTTCTTTTTTAGAAAAAGCTGTGTCATAACTTTGTATTACATAAGAATACGATGGCACATCTGCGTCTTCCCATCTATTCCACCATTCTCTTTTAACTATAGATCCTTCCTCAGCTGTTGGATTTTGCATCCACTGACTATTCCATTTAGATATAGGTAATGAGGCTTTAACACCGAGTAGTTCTTCTTTTTTCCAAAACTCTGGCCATAAAGGTTTTTCTGAATCGGGTAAAATAGCAGGAAACTCTACTACTTCCCACTGATCTGCGTTTTCATCGCCTTGTTTGTTTAATACTTTACCAACCAGATCTTTTGTGCTCCATCTAGTCATTACTATCACAATAATTCCACCAGGCTGTAAACGCTGTCTTGGACCAGATGTGTACCACTCGTAAGCTGATTCTAATGCTTTCGGAGATAGTGCATCTTGTTCTGAATGTGGATCATCAATAATCAATAGATCCGCACCACGACCTGTAATGGCACCACCAACACCAGCTGCAAAGAACTCACCTTCTTGGTTACTTGTCCAACGGCCAGCTGATTTGTTATCTGCTTGTAGCTGGAGATCTGGAAAAACATGTTGATAATCTTCGCTGTCTATTATGTTTCTAACCTTACGACCGAATCTTACAGCTAGTTCAGCTGTATGAGTTGTTTGTATAATTTTTAAATTACCACGTCTGCCCATCATCCAGGCAGGAAAAAAAGTTGATGCAAACTCAGACTTTGAGTGTCTAGGCGGTAAGCAAACTATTAATCTTTTAAGTTTATTATCAGCAATTTTGTTAAATTTTTCAGCAATAATTTTATGATGGGATCCTTCAATAAAGTCGGGCCACATGTGTTTTATGAAAGTTATAAAGTCTTGTTGACAACCATCTTGTTTTTCTAATTGATCATATCTATGCAATAAGGCAACAGCCTCAGCCTTGTCTTGCTCAGATAGAATATCAAAATCTTTAAAAGATACTTCACTCATAATCGAGCTGAGAAACAAGGTAGCGACGATATTTTATGCAACTCAGCTCTAAGCGTATTAGGCCTAGAAGTAGTATTACATATCGCTATACTTCGTGCCATTCCTTACCCTCAAATAGTAAGGCTTCCGCATCCCTTCTTCTAATTAGTCCTTCAAGCACACGGCCACCAGCTTTGTTCCACCTGCGTATTTGGCTAGGTACTTCATCATATTCGCCTTCATTTAAAACACGAAGCATTGTTGAACTACTTAGATTTGATGGGCCTAAATTAAAAGTCCAGGAAACTATTGCGTCATATTGATTTTGTGAAAGCGGTACTTTTACTGCTCTGGTGACAGCTTCTTCAAACTTAGCCACGTCTTCCATTAACAATTCGTCAGCTTCTTCTTGAGTAATTTCCATATCCATAGATACACCATGAGTAGATCCATACCCGATTGTAGGAACTCCTGCGGCGCAGTGGTATGCTTTTAATTCGCATCCTTCAAATTTTTTAATTAACGATAAACCTTCTTTTGATATTTGCATGTTATTCTCCCCATACTTTAGTTTTTTTCCCGCCATCATAGTCAACAGCAAGATTTTCTTTTTTAAGCAAGTCAGCAACATTTCCTTTACTACAGAAAATATCACCTAACACTCTTCCATATTTGTCTGTGCCATAAGACTTTAATGTGATGTCTCCTACCAGCCATTCTTTCATTTTTTGTTTTGCTAATAAGCCTAGCTCCTTCTCTTTTGCGCGTTCTGGATATTTTTTAATGTTTATTCTGGATTCTGGAGTGTCAATCTTAGCCACTCTTACAGACTTATTATGTAATTTAACACTAAAACCTAGATCTATGGTTGCTAACCGAACGGTATCTCCGTCTATAACTTTTTTTAGCTCACAATTATATACAAAAGCATCTGGAGTCTTACTCATTTTCTTTTTCCTGTTTTGTTGTTACTTTTCTATAATACACCACAACATCTTTAAGTTCAGTTATGTAGCGTTTGATCTCTTGCATGTTATAGGCCATTACTTCGTAATCTGGTATTGTCATGGCTAGAAATAAAATTTCACCTTCTTGTTCTTCTATTAAGGCTAGTTGTTCTTCCCAATTATCTGGTGTCACAGCTATCCACATAGGCTCTTTGAGATCTATTTCTCTAGGCATTACTGGTTGTACTATGGTTCGGTCCATAGGCTTTGCAGTTATTTCTATTTGTTTAGTCGGAAGAAGGCTGCAACTGCAAGCCATCATCAAGATCATCAACAGTGACGCTGATTTTCTCGATGTCCTCCATAATATGCTTTGTTCCATTATTTATTTTCCTTTGCATTTCTTTTGGATCTGCAAGTATTTTTGCCGACAATTGGTAATTTTGTATGAACTGCGTATATCTATTTAACTCTCTTTGTGCGGCTTGGCTTTTAACAGTAAGCTCGTTCATTTGTTCAGTCTGTAACGCAAAATCATTTTGGAGTGATGTTATGGCTTCCTCTTGCGTTGCTATAGCGCCCTCTAATACAAGGTTATTTGCAGTCAATGTTTTGTTTTCATTAAACAAATAGTAGGTTGTAAAACCTAAAAATAATATTATGCCTATAAACACTTGTTGCATTAAACATCCTCTATTATGTAATTTAATCCGCTGGCGCTTCTATATTCTATGACTCTATCGTATTCGTCTCTAAATTTTAAGTGTTTTTCTTTTTGCACTAAAATTTTTTTGGTAATAAATGTTCGATCATCTGAGTCACCATATTCTTTGTTGAATGACACTGTTACTTTATACCTGGTTTGGAACAAGGATAGAAACCAATTAAAAACCCATATACTTAATTTTTTTAAATTGTCCATATTTTAAGTTCGTCTTTTTTACCTTTTACTTTTATAGGTTTTAGAGACTTTAACACAAATTTGCAATTTTTTGCAGTTTCTTGCCCGATTAGAATATCCACACCAACTTCTTTGGTTGCCGACTCTAATCTTGCAGCTGTATTTACAGCATCACCAATTGCCGAATAATCAAAACGAGTATCGGATCCCATATTTCCAATGCAGGCGACACCCGACTGGACTCCCACGCCCACCTGGACTGGGGTAGATAAAGTTTTATTGAGCTCTGTGATACCTGCTTGTATATCTATTGCAGCCTGGACTGCTTTAGTTTCGTGATCTTCAAGATCTAAAGGAGCTCCAAATAAAAACATCCCTGCGTCCCCGATAAATTTATCTGTCATTCCGCCTAATTTTTGTACTGCGTTTACTTGGACCGTTAAAGTTTTGTTCATAATCTCAGTAACCTCTTCTGGCGATAATTTTTCACTTAATGAAGTGAAGCCGCGTAAATCTGTAAAGAGGTAACTGCAATATTTTTTTTCGCCACCAAGTTTTAATAATTGTGGATTGTCCTGGAGCTGCTTTACTTGTCTTGGATCTAAGTAATGTTCAAACTGT